CTACAACAGAAGTCGATTGCGGTTCATCATCATTTGCACTGCCAGTAGTATACGAGTTTACACGGTGCATAGACGTTGTTGATGTTCTTATGACCGCAATAGATACTGAGGGCGTTCCCCAGACAGTACAAGCAAAACCTTCGTTGGCGGTATTCATATTATTTGTGTAATTGCTGTCAAATTGCCCAGTTCCAATATCGGAAATACTAGACGTATTTAGTGATGTATCAATAACTGCATCTGTGCCATAGGTCGCAAATTGCTTCGCACTACCATTCACAACATAGTTCGTGGCGATTGACCCAGCGGTGCTGTGTTCCAGAGTATCTGCTACAATTTTCCCAGCCATTATGCTAAGTCTCCGTGAATAACTGTCATCACAAATGCTTCATCTTTTAATATTCCGGGCGATGATGGATTTACTACATAAATGTAGTGCTTCAATGTAGTGGGCGAAGCGTCTCTGTTTATTGTAATTATGGATTGTGTTCCGCCACCAGTTCTACCATTCATTGTGGCAACATAATCTGCATCAGAAAAAGCATCAGAAAAGTTCAATATATACTGACCTGTTCCGCTATCGGTTATACTAGCAAGTCCGTGACTTGTTCTGATATGGTTAGATGAAGCAGTGCCATCCATATTTACCCACGCTTTACCCAACCCCTTTTCAAGAGATTGAGTGGCAGTAGAACCAACAGTCACGGTGATGTCGTTGGCGGTGGTCTTGCCAGTGAGGGTATCTACTTTGATTTCAGACATCAGGCTAAGTCTCCTATCAACAAAACACAGGTGACATCCATATCGGTATCTGAGGTCGCGGCGGGACTTGCAAATCTTTGGGATACAACCGCTGATGATGTTGTCAAACTAGATGCTGAGTTAGTCCAACTTGTGCCATAAGGACCAGTAACAGAAACACCAGATGATGATTTGTTATTAGTGTTAGTGGTTTGTATGACATACAACGCATCATTCATAGATGATGAAATGCCCAGCGTTGTGTATCCTACACCATTGTCAGTTATACTTGACGAATTTAGTGGTGAACCAACAACCGCTGTCGTTGTGTCTGCTGTAAAACGTACAACAAATTTTGGTGCTTCTTGTTTAGTCAGCGTGACTGGACTGGTGCCATCACTTGCCACAAGGGTGTCTACTTTTATTGTACTCATATTACACCACCGTCCAAGTTTCGTCAGTGCCAACCGTGACCGTCACGCCACTATCTATCGTAATCGGGCCAGCCGACATTGCATTGCGTGCATTTGAAATTGTATAATTTGTCGAAATATTTTGCGCGTTTTCATAAATTGGCACACCAGACAAACCAATCGGCGCACTAAATTCACCGCCACTACTAGCTGAAACAGTGTCGGCAACGCTGAAACTTCCAAAAGCCAACACATTGAAAACATCATTTGCAGATGCGCCAGACGCCAAAACAACACTTGTGCCATTGCTGGCTGTGTAATCTGATGGGTCAAGCGTAATGCCGTTTATTGTCACAATGATGTTATCAGCAGTATAAGATAGCGTTGCCGCATTGTCATCCGCGCCGCTAAACGTAGTCTGACCGGCGGTCGCTGTGTATTCATATAAAGTAAAGCTGGTTTCGCCAGTGCTTGCACCTGTCACCGGCGTTGCGGTGTCTGCGGTCTGATCAAGCGTAAATAAGCCGATCCACGCATCATCATCAGCGTTTCGCATTTTCAAAAGATTGTTAGCTGTGTCATACCACAACTGATATGCGTATGTGCTTGTCGGCGCGGTTGAACCGGCATTTGTGCTAACAATAGCCGCCAGCGCATTGTTCAAATCTGTGCGCGTGTTCGGAAACGTCTGATTGTCTATTACATAATCGTGCTGTGCCATTTAGAACCCCGTTGCAACGTAATCAAACAGCCGGTCAACACCTGTGTCGCTGCTATCATAAAAATTGATAGTAAAGCCGGTTGCTGATTTACTTGTTATAGCATAATAGTCGCCGCTTTGCATATCCCCGACCGATATAGACACTGCCAGCAGCGTTTTAAATGGTGTTGTGAACGTGATTGCTTTTGCACCAGTTCCAGACTGTATATCATTGTCGCTTTCAGTGCGGGTCGGTAACTGCACAGATGCTTCCAATTCTTCAATGGCTGGCGTCTCATCACTCTCATCTGTTGATAATTCAGCTTTAAACCGCAAAGCGCGGGCAGTATAACTGCCAACAATAAATGGCCGGTATGCTGTCCAAGTTGGCGATCCCGCAGGGTCATCTGTGGTCGTGCTGACAAATAGATCAACGTCTGTTGCACCGCTTGTCGGCGTGCCGCCGTGTTGTGATAGTTGTGACACCTTTAGATTTGCATTGACTGTGCCGGTATATGTCGCGGTCAAATCGATATAATTAGCAAAATCATATGTGCCGGTTGACGCAACAAACCCGCCACCGCCATCAAACAAGCCAGTGGCATCATCAAAATTGCCGGTTGCACTATCAAACAAAATGCTGGTGTCTAGCTGTAACTTATCATTAACGACCACAACATCTGTTTTTGTGCCAGCAAATGCGGTTTGCTCAACAACCTCATCAACAAAATTGAAGCCAGCAATAGCATTGACAAGCGCAACACTGCTTGCCGCGTTCTGTGATACCTTGCCAAATTTGTCCACTGCCTTACAGAAATATGTGCCAGTCATTGCTGGTACTGTCACGCTGTTTGCCGGTCTTGGCACCTTTTTCACAATTGCGCGGGTGTTGTTGTATGTTGCGCCGGTCGTCAGCGGTGAATGCCGAATGATGTAATGCGACAGATCATCATCTGTAACCGGCGTCCACGTCAGATCGGCTTGCTGCCCAACTATGTTGACGCTGAAATTAGTGACATCAGATGGATCAGTGGCTTTGCCCGTGACTGTATGTTGCACATCAGTAAACGCAGACCGCGCCAGTGAACCGATGCCACGCACGCGGATGTCATATGTTGTGTTTGTTCTTACATTCGAAATGTTGAAAACGCCGCTAGATGAATAGCCAACAGTGATGTAAGTATCCGATGTGGTTTCTTTGTATTCGGCTTCAAAGTTCACAACCTGTGGATTTGTGCTGCTGGCCACAACCTCAATGACAGACACCGGCTGCTGGTTAATTGTCACCACATCTTCATCTGTCACAACTGTCGGCGCGGGTAAGCTGAACGGGTCTGGCAAGTTTGTGTTGTCTGTGATGAAATCTTGTTCATCAGCGTCCCAATCAAATACTGCGCTGTTCAATTCACGCAATGTCAGATCGACCCCGATCACCGGCTGATCATTAGCACCAACATCAACCGCTAACGACCATTCGCTGACCTCAAACACTTTGCTGCTAAAACCAAGCCGGTCATTTGTCACCATAACTGTGTCACCGACTGACAGTTTAAATGCTGATATGGTGCAAGGCATAGTCATTGTGATCTGCTGCCGGTTGCGGAATAGGGCAATCTTGGCCAGACGCTGCGCCATAGCCGGATCAGTTGTGAATGGCAGATCGTAATCTAAAAACTTGGTGTCGCCACCATCTTCAGTGACAAATGTGCTTGAAACATATGCAGGGTAATCTGTCGGCACATAAAATTTGCCATCTGGATTTGCTGAAAATGGTGCAAATACACCTTTCACTGCATTGTAATTGTCTCGTGCGCTGCGCCGCGTTTGCAGGGATATAGCCCCGCGCAGATCATCTTCATCAAGCGTAATTGTTGGCGCAACATATTTGGCGACCTTCAAATGAAATTTTCCGTTTGCGAAATGGATAGTGCCGCCACAGCTAGTCAAAAGCTGCTCAAGCACCTGTTTCGGGCTTTGATTGGTGTTAAAGGTGCCGTGAACCTCATATCGGTTCTGTGTGCCGCCACCAGCCAATGTCACTTGCTCATCACAAATATTTGCTGCGGTAATAAAACTGGCGTCATCAATTTCTGACGCATTTGCGCCAAATCCATATGTGCTATCTGTCAGGTAGTCGCGGATCGCCAGTGCCGGATTTGATGAAAATGCAGTGGTGTCATCACGCGGGTCAAATAGTTTTTTACCCTGCACCAAAACTGACAAATTTGGCACGCCAGTTGGATAAGCATCGCGGTCATATTCCAGCTTCATATAACAACAAGCAATGCCCTGCAAACGGTGGCTGCTTGTCCATTTATTAGACGCTGACACCAATTCGCTGAATGCTGTTTGTGTTGTTGTGCCTTTTCTTGTGGCAAGTTGAAACTTGCCCTGATATGGGCTTGTTGTTGTGCCAACTAATGTTTCGCTGTCGCTAATCGACAACCGCACATCATTTAAATAGAAAATGTTATAATCATCAACTTCGTGTGAAGCCACAGTTAGAACCATATGCAAAAATTTATCATCTTCAGTGCTGTCGATAAAAACAATAGTGCCGCCAACGCGCACAAGCCCGTAAATGACATTTCGGGGCTGTGTTGGCTGTTTGATGTTTTGCGTTCTTCTCAAACCGTTCGATTGAAAATCGCCAAGCGAATATGAATAACTAGGTATTTCTGGCTTTGGTGCTAATGCTTGGCTTGCAACACTAAGCGCGGCGGTTGCTGCTGCTGAAACGCCAAATGCTTGCAATGCGGTCAGTCCAAGAATTGTGCCGCCTGTTGCATAGGTCAGACCAACTGTTACCGCCGCTGTAACCAACGTAGTTGGGTTTGTGATTGCTTTTACAAAACTCTTAAAAAAGCCCATTTAACCGCCCCAAGTAATCTGTTTGTCTTGCAAGCTGGCTACCATTTCCAAACCCTTGTCATTAGGGTAGTCAATTTTCTGATCTTCGCTTGTAAAACGTCTTGTGCGGCTGCGATCCAAATCAATCAATCTGCTTTCCGCACTGACGTTTATTGTTGCGGTTGCGCCAGCGTCTTCAATGGTCATTACGTCCATCCGACCACTGAATATCGTGTATGGTGTGTCAATAATTGTGCCGGTGTTGTCTAAAAAGCCGAAAAATATTTTTAGCGACCGACCTTGATAGCCCTCTGATAATGCCGCAGACACTAAACTGCTATCCAAACCAGATAGCGTGATATTCACGCCGTTTGCTTGCACTTGGCTTGTTTCTGCAATTTCACTTAAATTCAAATATGTTGCAGATCCAACATAGGTTTCGCTGTCAATCGTGATGTCGCCGTAACCATTCCACACAGTTACAGTGCCGCCATCGAAATCCATTCGCACAGCAAAAAACGGCTGAACCTCTCCAGCCGCTAATTCAGCCTCAAAGTTCGATCCAAGCGTTCTAGCCATTAAAGTGCCTCAATCGCGCCAAATGACATTGTGTAAAAACCGGCAGTGTCAATGTTCCAGTTGTGTGTCGGTGTTGATAGCCGGAAAACACCTTTTGCATCAGTCACGACAACCGTTGCCCCATCAGCCGGTGATGA